TTATATTTTCCATTTGATGACAATCTTATCAACTGTAACTTGAACCTTGTTAATTAAGGATCTAACAAGGTTTTTTTGATGTTCGTAATCCAAGCCTGAAATATCGCCTGTTCTTAAAATCTTTTTCATTTCTTTCTCTCGCTTTTTCCTTTTAAGCGCAGGGTCGTTTTCTAGCTCCTTCTCTAATATGGCCCGCTGGCTAGAAAACTCAGAAGATTTTACTTGTAATTCTTCTAACGTGATACGATCGTCAATATACAAGTCATTTAGTCTACTAATTTTATTAGTCAAGAGGTCGATTTGCTTTTGACAAGCCACCCTGTCTACAGATGGCCCGTTGTCTGCAAATAATTCCTCAACATACTTTTTGTCATGCTGTAGCTTACAAATTTGTTCAATCACATACCGCTCAATGTCGGCTTTTTCATAAAATCCAGAGTCACACTTTTTGTTATCGTTGTAGACCGTGACGCCCTTTGTTGCCCGTGGAAATCTGTTTTTACATTGGTATCTGATATTACGTGTACCGTCTTTTCTGATCGTGCCAAGCGTGATAGAGAGCGGGGCGCCACAATAGCCACATTGCGCAATCCCTGATAGCATGTATTTGGCTCTAAATGGCCTTGGATTAAATTTCTCTAGAGCTGTTTGTTGACGAATTTTAAGTTCTTCTTGAGTCTTATTAAATGCTTCTTCGTTAATGATCGGCTCATGATTGCCAGGGAAGACGTGACCTTTGTATTGATTATATCCGCAGTATACGGGGTTGGCTAAAATGCCTCTGACAATTCTATAATGCCAATTTGGTGTCTTGGGGTATTTGTCGTTTAGCATATCTCTTATCTTAGTAACAGACATGCCGTTTAGATATGATTCAAAAATATCTCTAATCGCAATAGCTTCTACCTCGTTAATGGTCATTGTACCCGTGTCTCTGTGATAGTCATATCCGTATGATGTTCTGGCCCACATCATAGATTTACCAGACTTAGCACGACCTAACTTTCCTAATTGCATCCGCTCTTTGATTTGCTCCCGCTCAAGCTGAGCGAATACGGCCAAGAGTCCGATCATGGCTTTCCCAAAAGGTGTCGAAGTATCAAAATTTTCTTGGAGGCTCAGAAACTCAATGCCGTTTTTGATGAAAATTTCTTCAATCAGATAGAGCGTGTCTTTCTGGCTTCTGCTCAATCGGTCCAGCTTATAGACCAAGACCGTATCAAATTTCTTGTTTTTGGCGTCCTTTATAAGCTTTTCTAGCGCTGGACGCTCTGTATTAGATCCTGAAAATCCTCCGTCAGTATACACTTTATAGACGTTCCAGTCTTTAATCTTGCAGTAACTAGCTAGTTTGTCCTTTTGCTCGTCTATACTATATCCTTCTTCGACCTGCGAAGTGGTCGAAACTCTGATGTATATAGCGACCTTGTTTGTTGTTTTCATTGTTTTTGTACCTCAAATTTGATAAAATAGGTACAAGAAAACGCCTCAAGAGGATTGACCTTTTGAAATGTTTTCTTGCCTCGTTGCCTCACGCTCAGACTCGCCAAAGTTTGAGAGCGTGGGGCTTTTTTATTTGTAAAGTTGATTGGCTAGACTAACAGCCTCTGGGCTAAAATAGCCTAAGTATTCGTCCAGCTTGTCTTTCCCTTCCTTGGTTGGATTCATTGCATGATAGCGGGCAATGAAGGCTTTGCCTTCTTCTCCCAAGGCGTCAGCCATCTTCTCCAAGCCTCCGGCCATTGATCTGGCATCAAAGCTTGGATTATTGGCATTAGCCTTTGAAAATTCCGTTACTTGGTTTAAATTTCTAACCATCTTGCCGAGGGTTTCTACATACTCTTTAGGATCTAGCGTAGTCTTTAAGACTGGTTCGAGATTTTCAGTTTCATCAAGTAGCCTTTTAATTCTGTTGAACTCTGAAATAAACTGATATTTATTTCCCTTTTGTTTGACTTCAAGCGTGATATTTCCGTTGTCGTCCGCTTTTTGAAACAGGGCCACAAAAGCCTGACCAAGACCTATAAATAACGGTATAGTTGTGAAGAAGAACAAGAGGGACAAGAACCCTTTTTTCTTTTGTCCAGAATAGAAAAATTGTGCCCCGATAAATCCGAAGAAGACAGCTAAAGAAATATAAATCCATTTGTTGCAAGTATAAGTAACTGTCTTGTACACTACAGGATTAGGCCTTGAGACCGTCGCTTGTCTTTGTGCTGACTGGCTAGATGTGGTTTTTCTCTTCTTAGGCCCGCTCTTAACACCCTTGAGAGGGTCAACAGTCACTTTGTGATAGACCTTGTTATAGATAGCTTTCTCTGGATTGGTAATAAATCCCATTCCTTTCTTGCCGTAGAGCGGATTAACGGCCTTTTTCATTTGCCGTTTAATCCGTCCTGTAGTGCGTGCCTTTAAGCTCTTAGACAAACTTGGTGTTCTTACTCCTATTTTCATTTTTCATATCTCCTAAAATTCTTTTTTAATTTTCAGCGGGCATAAAGTTTCCAACGACTTTTCCGATAATTCGTGGATCCTCCTCATAAGGTGCGAATTTATCTTTATATTTTTTATTAAGAGACACCAGACGCAAGCCGTCGGGTTCTCTATAGACTTTCTTAATATACGTTTGTCCGTCCCAATCCACGGCATAGACGGCGCCATCATAGTCAAAACCAGTCTCTTTTATCAGAACAACCTCACCATTCAGGTATTTAGGCTCCATAGAATCACCAAAGACCCAAGAGGCAAAATCATGATCTAGTTGCTTACCGTAAAATACGGTATCATAATTTCCATCATTGAAGTAAGAAAATCCTGTACCAGCAGATAATTTCTCATATACCTTGTATTCAAATAGATGTTCTTCAAGAGATATGACCTTATTAGATTGTTCTCTGAGCTGTTCTTCTGTAAAATTCAACACTTTTTGTTTTCGAGGCGTCGAAAGTTTAACTGCCTTCTCTGTAATTTTCTTAATTAGTGGAGAAGTAGGAATTTTGACTTCTTGCTTCCCATCTTCCCAACCCATCAGATCGGCAGGTGAAACGTTCAGGGTGTCAGCAATCTTTTTCAAGACTTCAGGTCCGACTTTCTCAATATCTCCTTTTTCATAGCGGAAAATAGTTGATCGTGAAATCCCGACCCGCTCAGCGAGTTCATCAGCGGACATCTTTAATTCTTTTCTTCTTAGTTTAATTCTTTCTCCGACGTTCATTTCAAAAAACCTTTCCTTATATTGTAATGCTATTTTACACCACTAATCGCAAAAATGCAATAGAAAAAGTTTCAAAAATGCGATTTTTTTGTTGACAAATAATTTCTAGCATGTTATACTTAATTCAACAAGTCGCAGAAGTGCGACAAAAAGAAAGGAGATCAAATGGTAAATGTTGCTAAATTAAAAGGCAAGATCGTTGAACGTGATATAACACAGGAAGAGCTTGCAAAAAATATCGGAATCACTAAAAGCACATTTTATCGTAAGATGAAGCAAAACGGTAACTTCTCAATTAAAGAAGTCAACTTGATTGTATCTTCTTTGAACCTTACGAAAGATGAAGCCATTAATATTTTTTTTGCTGAGACAGTCGCATAAATGCGACAAAATAGAAAGGAGTAACCATGAAAGAAAAACTAAACGAATTTCTAAAATTCAGAAGTCGGTTTACAAAACGAGAATGGCACGAAATTACCCAAGCTGTCGAAGCTCGTTTAAACCAAAAAGCCGACCAGTTGAAGCTGGACGACTTAGATTTAGAAATCATTTCTAAAAGACTAGAAAAAGTTATCTAGAAACAATTTGGATGAACATCGGATGGATACGATAGTCAGCGCCACGATAGTGAATGTAGATATAATCCTGATGGTACATCGAGTTTGCTTCAGGTTTAGAAATTGGTGAGTAAAGTTCTGCATTTTCTTCCCACCAAATGTAAGGGCTAGCCATATTTGGTCCCATTACACAATCGTCGTCGGCTGATAGGTTCACCCAATTTCCGCAAAGACATGCGTGAATTTCAGTCATAACATCATCTCCTTTCTGCTTACATTATAGCAGAAAAAGGAATCAAAAAAGCACCTAACAGAAGTCGGGCGCTTACTAAAACAACTAACTAAATTATATCATAGGAGAAAGGAAAAGGAAATGCAAGAAATAGCATTATCAAATAACCTGTCTCAGATTGAACTTGAAATCAGTCACCACAAACAGATTGCCGGACAATCAATCTGGGAAATCGGTAGAAGGTTAAATCATGTTAAGGAAAATGATTTAGCACATGGGCAGTTTATGGAATGGTATCAGAGTTTAGGGATTGATAAAGACTTTGCTAGTAAATCTATGAAAATTGCTAAAGAATTACCAAATTTCGAAACGTTACGAAATTTAGGGACAACAGCCTTACATCTGATCGCAACTCTTCCAGAAGAAGAGCGAAAAAATCAGATCAGCAGGCTAGAGCAGGGCGACAGCTTGACTGTCCGAGAATTGCAGGCGGTCAAGAAGAAATTTTCAAAGGCCATTGCTCGAATCGCAGAACTTGAAGCTTCTGAGCCTCAGCCAAAAGAGGTCGTTAAGGAAGTTGTCAAAGAAGTCCGAGTGACACCACCTGATTATCAAGAGGCGATCCAGAAAGCGAGAGAATCAACAGCGAGATTTGAAGCCTATGCTGAAAGGAACGCATTTCTTGAACAACAGCTAAACCAGATGTCGGAACAGCGGGATAAGGCTAATAAGTATGATGACATTGAACGGGCTATAGAGCAAGGCAGAGGCCAGCTAAACGAGCAACAGAAAGAAATAGCCAGCACTAAAGAAACTATAGCATTTCTGAAAAAAGGCAATCAATTCTTAGCTAATTTTGGAGGCGTTGCTTACTTAGATATTCAGTCAGTCTTACCTAAAAATGCTCAACTACGGGTTGAAGTCGAGACGTTCGCAAGTCAGTTGAAGATACTACTTGATGATGTGAACACAATCTTAGGGCAGTCACGAAATGAAATTTTGGAAGGAGAAATCTTATGACACAAGAAATCGTAGGTCAAAGCAGAGATCATCAAAACCAACTTAAAGAAATCGGCGTAATGCGGAAGATGCTAGATAGCATTGAGAATCATGAAGAGCGCATTACGAACCTAGAAGATACAATGCGGGTCAATGCGGTTCAGGAGACAGTCCTGACCGAAGAAGTAAATAAAATTGTTGTCGGATTCCTGAACGGAAAGCAAGCGCCAGCTTATCAAGACCGATCAATTCGAGGCCGTGCCTATTCGTCTATTAACAAGGATATTCGCAAGCAGTTTGGAGTCCGTCGCAAGGAAATCCCTGCTAAGGAATATCAAAATGCAGTTGTATTTATTCGACAATGGCAACCAGATTTTGAGTTACGGCAAGAAATCCAGACAGCAAACGCAATTCGAGCATAAAAAAAGCACCTGATAGCAAATCAGGAGCTAGGAAAAATCTATATAAGGAGATTATACCATGAAACGACTAAAAAAGCAATGGAAGCCTAGAATTATCAACATCATGGCAGACGGCTCAGAAATTGAAGATCTGACAGGATATGTTATCCCTGCAGGACATCAATATTACCGAATTATCAAGAGCATAGACGCAAAGGAGAACCAAGCATGAACATATTTAAGAGCATCAAGAATTATTTTAATACAGAAGAGCCTGAAACGGTCGTGACATTGCCAAACGAAACCGAAAAATGGAAAGCCCTTGCTATTGAAGTGAACAGAGACGTAATGGCCATCAGACGGAAATACAAGGCGGTAGTTGAAGAATGTAACCGACTAACTAAACTGGTTGAAATCTATCAGGAAATTTTGGAACGGAAGGACAACGAAATATGATATGCAGTACATTTTCAGGAACACGAATGAGAATTATACTCAGTTAAATAATCATTCTATTCAGAATAACCAATTAAGCCTACAGGCTAAAGGGTTATTGTTAGTGTTGCTATCGAATAAAGAAACTTGGAGGCCTTACATTGACGAACTTTCAAAACGATCAAAGAACGGCCGGGACTCTCACAGGACAGCCTTTGAAGAGCTGAAAGATGCGGGTTATATCCGAATCTATCGAAAAAGCTTTGGCCGAGGCAAAGGGATTCAAAATTATCCTCTGGTCCAAGATGTACCTATCACAGATGATTTCTGGGAATACTGGACAAGTAGCCTTGAAAAGGAGTTATCCACAGGAGAAGACGAGGATTGATTTTACAACTTACGGGTTTTACAAAGTTGAAAAGTTCAAAAGTTGAATTTTACAAAGTTGAAAAGTTCAAAAGTTGAAGAATCCGACACTAATAATAACTAATAAATAATAATAACTAACTTAATAATAATCTAAGGCTTACGCCACTAACTAAAAATAAAGACTAACTAACAACAATCTAATAATAATATTAATAAATAATATATAGGGATTTTCAAAAAAAACCACAGGAGGAAAAAATCATGACAAACATTTTTAAAGCAATCAAAACAATCAAACGCATCAAGACTTTGCAGAAGGAATTACACGATTCCAGCTTAGCTTATCTATTGGCTCAAGATATTGGTTTCTTTCCAGAAAATAAAAAGGGACGAATTAAAGCAGAAGCTATGCACGACTTCGCCCATATCCTAAAAGATGTGCTGGACGGAAAGAGTTTAGATGAAGCTACAGATATTTTGCTAAAGGATAAAGAGGACGAAGTGGAAGACGAGGAACAAGGAGAAGATGGGACCGTTTGATTATGACAGATGGCTCAGTACACCGCCTGAACCTTGGCAAGAGCCAGAAGAAAACGAAGATGAAATTTATGATAGCTGGATAGATAGACAGCTATGTGAAATGGAATAAATGAAGGAGAAATGGAAATGAGTAACGATATTCAAACAGCAGAAAAAAACTTTTTAGAAGACCCGCAGACTTTAACTAGCGGAATTGTTAGAAAGTATCTTGACCCGCAGGGCAAAGCTAGCGACGAAGAACTTGCATACTTTATCGCTCAAGCGAGGGTCCAGAATCTAAACCCTTTTACAAAAGAGATTTATTTTATTAAATACGGCAATCAGCCAGCTCAAATCGTGGTAGCTTTAAAAGCTTTTCAAAAAAAAGCTGATGCTCACCCTCAATATGACGGAATGGATTCAGGAATTATCTTTGAAAAAGATGGCGAAATCCAACGATCCGAGGGGGCTTTCTTGCCACAAGGCGCAGAAATTCTTGGAGCTTGGGCGGTGGTATACCGAAAAGACCGGACACACCCAACGAGAGCAGAGGTTACTTTCTCAGAATATGATAATTCAAAGATCAGAAAAGAGGGGAAAATCAATCAGTACGGCAAAGAAAACAAGCCCAACACATGGGACGAGAAGCCCGCTGTTATGATTCACAAAGTAGCCTTAGTAACTGCATTAAGAAACGCTTTCCCTAATGAGCTGGGCGGACTTTACGAGGCTGACGAACTACGAGAGCCTAAAGACGTCACCCCTCAAGAAAGCCGTGAAGACGTAATGGCTCGCAAGCAAGCACAGATCGAGCAATTCAAGAAAGAGCAGGAACAGCAAACAAAAGAGGCTGAACCTGTAGAAGCCGAAGAAGAGCCAGAAAATCCATTGCAAGAAACCGATCCAATGCAAGAAGACCTGCTCGGAAATAGCTTGCCATATTAGAGAGGAGGCCGAATATGCAAGAATTACAAGTTATTGATGATAAGAAAATCAATAAAATCTATGAAATGATTACAACGGATGAGCTTACTAGAGAGTCTTTTGAAAAAGACCTCATAGAGGCTACTAAAAAGTACAAGGGCTATATCCCTACAGCTAGCACTCTCAAAGACGACAAGGCAAAGCGAGCTGAATTTAATAAGCTAATTGAGTCTAAGAATCGTATCCGTATCGACACTAAAAACTTGCTATCAGAGACGGCTAACACATGGGATAGTTATGCAAAGTCGATTATCGAACCATTTGCAACCGTAGTTAGTGAATTTGATAAAGGTATCAAGGATATTGAAGATCATCAAAAGGCCCTGAGATTGGACACGGTTAAATCTTATATTGCCAACAAATCGGCTGAGTACATGCTAGATCCTCGGATTTTCGACGAGAAAGCTCTTGAGTACATCAAAGTGAGTGACTTCATGGCTGACGGTGTGACCTTGAAGAAAGCCACAATGCAGTCATTAGATGACCTAGTGACCTTTGAGTTTCAGAAACAACAGGAGTTTGAAAAAGCTAGATCGGCTATTTCTGGACAATGCGCAGAGTACGGCATGACTGACCAGCCATACCTTCGCATGTTG